TTTTCACCTGTTGGTGTTATGTAATATCTTTTACCTTCAATGTTTTCTGTGGGTAATGATTCAAACCCATAGTCTAATATGTTAAATGTTTTCATCCTGTCATTGAGTCTAGTTCATCCATGTTATGTTTACCATGAATAGTCACCTTGAATTTATTATCTTCAAGATATTCTACTTCATGTGGTAAATCATATCCTTTTCCAGAAAGTATTGCTACTCTGTCATTAAATTCCCTATACTCTTCTTTCGTTAGTATTGCATTCATTTTTTTATTTTAGTCCCCAGTCCTTTGGATTGCATATCAACATGTTTCTTGATAATTTCATCTGTTTTGACTTCTTTTGCACTTCTTCTTCTTACATTTTTTGCAAGTTCACTTCTTGGATGTGCATCTGCAACTTTAGATAACATTTCATTGAATCCACCACTTCCACCTAGTCCAGTTCTATTACCAACTCCAGATGTAATTGCAGGGCCTCCAGTTATCACTTGTTTTAAATTTGGATTACTTTTTTTATACTCTTGCAAGTCATCCCAAGTCATTAACACATCATGTTGTTCACCTGTTTCCTTGTCTTCTAAAGTATAAGTAGGCATTATCTACCATCCCATAATCTTTCAAATGCTTTATATGTTCCATATAGAACAGCATACCAAAATCCAAGATTAAATAGAAATATCATAACTTCTACTGGTAAGTTATATATCCAAATAAATGTATCCATTGTGTCCATCATGCCTCCAACATAAATTGTGGTGTTTCTTGATTAGTCCACTTTGCAAAACCTTTTTTGTATTTTATGTAGTAGTCTTGATATGCACTAACTACATCTTCTTGTTTGACATCATCTGGCATTGCAAGATAAGGGTCAACAAAAGGTTCTACTGGTATTTGCATAGGTGGATTTGCAAGTATTCCACGAAGTTTTAAGTCTGTTAGATGAACTCTACCATAACGATGTGTATATTCATAACACAATTGTTCCCACATCTTGTACAACCAGTTGTAGTGATTTTGTGAATCTCTTACCCACTTACCACTTGGATGATTTACATGGGATGCTTTGTATAAAAGTTTCTCATGATTTTCCAATGGATGTTTCCATCGTTGTATTCTACGACCACCAAGAGTTTGAGATACATAAGGGTCACCATCAAGAACACGATGTGCTGTTGACATGAGTTGTGCATACTCAATAATCATTTTAACGACATGTTTATCACAATGCATTCTTGCACATGTCTTTGGGTCTTTATCTAAATAAAATATATTCACTTGTCACCTTCCTCTTTAATATCTTTTAACCATTTGGCACCATCCCTCTCTGCATCTACAAATACTGCATGAGTAAAGAATACTGGTATTACTACTCCAGCATGAACAATAATACTTGTAAGAATATCATATCCTAACCAACCCATATAATAAGTTGCAACGAATCCAAAGTATACTGACCACATAGTAAATAATACTAAAGTAAAATACATGGCTAGACTTGGGTCTGGAATAAATCTCAATGGACTATATCTATTATCCATAACAACTTGCCAACAATTGTAAACCCATTTTATAAATTTTTTCATAATACCATTATACCTTGTTAAACATATATGTCAACCCCATTCTACTTTCCTTTGCATAAGAACTAACAAATCCTGCTTTGTGGTCTATATCACCATTAAATACTACTACATTACCACCTATTGGTAATACACATTTAATACATTCATTACCATCGTAAAACATAGTTTCACCACCTAGATTAAGATTCCATCGTGGATTCATATAACATATTGCAGTGTAGTCTGCCCAGTCACGATGTATTTGAGTGTTATCTCCATGTTGAAATAAATTAATGTATGCAATCTCTGGGTCTTTGACATGTCCTGTTAATGCTTGTATTTGAGGTTTGATGATATCCCATATTGGTCTCCAAGCTGATTCTATATTTTCTCTTGGTTCAATACCATGAGGTCTGTATAATAATGGTTTTCCCCATGTATAAACTTCATGTTCATCATCAGAATTTGATTGCATCTTTCTAACAAACTCATAATTGTCTATGAAATCTTCATAGAATGGTTTTGGGTCAAATGCACCCTTAATAATTTCAATCATCTTTATCAAAAAAGTATGTTGCAGCGTATCTTGGTGTTTGTGATTCCCAACTTACTGATGCAACTTTATGGAATATGTCTCCACGAAATACAACTGCACTACCACCTTTTGGTGCTGTAGTTGCACGAACAAAGTCTACATCATCATTAAAGAATAGAGTTTCTCCACCCCACTTTCTTAAATCCCATAAACTTGGTGGATTTAAATATACCACTGCACTGTAATCCATGTAGTCTTGATGTGCCCAAGTACTGTCTCCATGTTGAAATGCATGAACATAACAATTGTTATATGGTTTTAGTTTAACACCTAATGTTTTTTCAAAGTGTGGATGGAATACATCCCATACTTGGTCAACTGTTTCATGAACTTTAGGATGATGGTAAAAAAGATTTGGGTCAAGTTTCATATGTTCACCTTCTTTGTTTACATAATTACCATCTTTATAATCACCTTCAACATATGCTCTTTTAGCTGCATTCTCAAAGTCATCTGGACTTCTAGATACATTCATGTACCATGTAGATTTTTCATAAGTTCCTGTAATGTATGGACTGAACGAACCTTCTGACCTAATCTTTTCTATAAACTTTGGGTCTCCAGTTCTATCCATGACTACTGATGGTGGATTACCACCATATGCTAAAAACCCTTGAACAAATGAACCATGATTAACAATGTTAAACATCCAATTCTGAACTACATTTTCTGGGACAACATCATCTATTAAGAAGATTTCTTCACCTAATATATCAATTTTTTGATTTTTCATTTTTAGTTAGTTCCTTTATTCTTATGTATGCATCATGCAATTGTCTTTCTAAATCCAGAATATTATTTCTTAAGATTTTGTTTTCTTCTCTCAATTCTTTTTCTGTCATTTTCCCTTTTTCTCAATTGTGCCATTACGATTATTTTTTCTTTTTCAGTTAGACACGATGTATCTTTAGGGCCCCATAAAGTTCCAATACGAGTAAGTTTATCACATGCAGATAACATGTTATTCCACACATCATCCTCTGGACATCCTTTCCTATCTCTTTCAAATGGTTTTCTACTGAATCGTAGTGACTTGGTTTTGTTGTTTTCTGCATATGCAGATATCTCACGACCTAACTCTGCATAGAAGATTTCTTGTTGAGTCATGTCATATGGACTTGGTTTTTTTCCATGTTGGTTCATTATATATCCTTAATACAATTATAATATTGTTGCACATATTATACTAAAATATGTACTCACGAATCAAGTTTCTTATTGGGAAATGGAATTACATTATCCATGTTCTTCTTTTCCTCTTCTTTCTCCGATTCAAATTCATCTACTTCTTTTTGAAGTTCTGGTGGTGTTGAATATCCTAAATCTGTTAAATAGTCTCTTAAGACATATGGGTCTAACATATCTGCATGCCATTCTTGTTCTGATATGATGTCTTCACCATCCTCTTGAATTAAGTTTTGTCTACTTCTTAAATAGGTATCACATATCATTGATAAATGAGTACAAGCCTTGTATAGTGATATCCAATCTTGATTTATCTGCACTGGGTTTTGATGGTCATCTGCAAATGCAATAGACATCTTTTGAAACCATCCTTCATGACTATTAACAACCAGAGCAATATCTCCTCTTTGGAGTTTTAAAATGTGTTCTTTGTCTGACATTAACCTTGAAGTTTAAGTTGTTTGTTTGTTGGTACTAATTGTACACCATCTGTTTTCTTATCACCTTTTGAAAAGTGTGGTGGGTTATCTGATGGTGCTTCTTCATCTGTGAATACTTCTAATGAGTAATCTAGTTCACCCTGTTTCCAATCATTATCTTCTATGAATGGATGTCCTGTTGGTAATCCAAATACACCACTGTCAATATCTTGTAGAGTTGTTGCAACTCTAGAACCACCTGTGAAGTTATAACATTCTTTGAATAGTCTAGGACTTCCTATGACTTTAGGTGTATGTGTCACCCATGTTCCTTGTTTAGATACTCTTCCATATCCATTTGCAACCAACCATTTCTCTGCACTAACTACATCTGCATTTGATGAACCCTTTACAAATTCTGTTTTGTATTTCATACCAGCACCAGATACAACATAATCATTTGCACCTGCTTGTACCATAGGGAATGTTTCACCTCTTGCACCACACTGTAATACTATTTCACTTTCAGTTGGTGATACTTTATCTGAATTTGAATCAACTTCATCTAATTGAGTGTAAATATGTTTTCTTGATGTAGTTGAGTCTGGGTTATATTCATTAGTAAATGATTTTTTATAATCAGATGCATTCTTCCATGAAGTAATCTTTTCTACTGAATCAAAATCATCTGTTGATGATACTACTGTACTTCCTTTCTTAAATACAAAAGGATGTGAGTAAACATCTAAACCAGAGTTTCCTATCCAACAAACACCATCCCAATCTATATTAACTGAATCTGTAGCATCTTTTCCTTTTACAACTGGATACACTACCATCAATCCACCATCAACATTTGTTTCACCTGTGACATTTATTCCAGATGGAATTTTTGATTCACCATGATGACCTCGTTGATTGTCAACCAAATACATGGTATCCATATGAGTGTTATCTTGTATCTTACCACTTCTAACTACAACATTATCATACAATCCTTTCCAAAAAGTTTTGAATTGTGTTGCAGAACATGGTGAAGGATGACCAGTGTTTATTGCATAAGTGACTTTAGATTGTACTTCATACGAATCATCTTCTACCCAAGAAGGTATAGTTTGTGATTGAGCATCGTTTGCCATGATTATCCTCTAGTGACTTTTTTGACTCTATCTATTTGTTGGTTAATAATTGCTTTTCTATTTGGCCAATAGATATATTCTTTGTCCTCATTTTCCATGAGTTTGTGAAGTAAAGGAAGAATAAGTTCTTCTGCCTCTGCAAGTTGTGATTTCAATTTTGATACTGCAATGTCTGTTGAACTACCAATATTAGTTTTTGCATCGTCTAATTCATCTAATGCACTAGAAACTAATTTAGTAAGTACATCTACTTTACTATCCAGTTCTTCTATCTGTTCAGAATTAACTGCACCTTTAGATGACTCTGCAACTTTCTTTAGGTCTTCTGCAATCTTTTCATTAAGAGCTGCAGCTTCTCCTGTCTTGGTTGTCAGTTCATCTTGGTCAACAGCTGTGAAACCAAAATCGAAATTACTCATTTACTTTTTACCTTTACTTCTTTTTATTTTTTCTCTTGCATCAACAGATGGTTCAGAAGATTCATTACCTTCTGTTTTACCACCATCAAGATTCATTTCTTCTTGTTGTGCATTTGCAGCCTGTTGTCTAATCTGAGCTTGAGTCTGACTTTCTGCAATTAGTATCTCTCTTAATCTTCCGATTGTAGAGAACTCTTCTGCTTTGAAAGTTCCACGACTTGCAGCTGTATCAATAACTGCAACCATTTGTGCTAACTCTTTCAGACCTAGAATTTGTGTCTGCATCAAATCAACCTGTTCTACTTGGTTCATAATATATCCTCATAATTTACTCCAACTAGTCTAAAGGATTAGTTGGAAATCTTTTAACTGTTGTTGGAATAGAACCACTCCATCCATCAACCTGTTTTACTACTGGTTCTTCTGCATTATAGTCACAAAAAATATTTGTGCCTGGCACGAACCACTTACTAGAGTTCTTATTGTAAATCATTTCATAAACGATTCCACTCATAGGTTCTCTAATTTTTAACAATCCCATCACTGGGTCATAGTGACGAAGTTCTGCAATCTTACTTATACCATCATCAGTAAAAGTAATTGCCCTCTCTTCATCAGTAAGTCCTAGTTTGTTAATTGCTTTTTCCATAGTAGTATTTATATCAATACTTACTTTGGAGTTAAGTCAAAACCTGCTAATTCACAAATTTCTTTTGTGACAGATTTGAAAGGCATTTTCTTATCTTTAATTGCAAGTAAGAACTCTGCTTCAGATTTCTCAAGTGACCTTAAAGTGTTTAAGAAAATTTCTTCTTGTTTTGATGTCTTACTGGTGTTATTTGCATTTCCACCCTTTACCCAATATTGCATTCTTTTGAATACACGAATAAATCTTTCTGGTGCCATATCCATTGCACCTTCTGGTGTATCTGGGTCTCCAACAACAAATCCATCTGGTAATCCATCTGGTAAAGTAAACTGAACTCTTTCATCAAATGCAGCCTTAAGTGCATACTTGACATCAGTTCTATCAACAAACTGTTTTAGTATATCAACTTTTGCTTGTTTACCTTTAGTCTCTTGAACCAATCCTAATATCTCTACAATACTTGGATTTCTTGGAAGGTCTTTAACAGTTCTAGTTTTCTTTGTAGGTTTAGATTCAGTTTTAATAACTTCATCTATGATGTCATGTGCTTCTTCCATGTCAGGCCCTTTAAGAACTTTCTCTTGAGTTTTTCCAAGAGATTCTTTCATTGCTTTACCAATTCCTGCTTTTCCTAAAGGTTGAACAACTGGTGAACCATTTGCATCTACACCAATATCTTCCTCTTTGATTCCATTAGAACTTTGTTCTAACTTCTCCAGAGTTTTTTTGTTTAACGACCCTTTGGGTCTTCCTCTTTTTGCCATAATTAAAAGTCTCCAATACTTTCTTGTAAATCCATCAATCTGTTATTGATAAAGTATGTTAGTAATCCACCTCTTGGTGCAACTTCTACATTATCAAACTCTTGAAGAATTTGTTTTTTGTACTCATTAGGTATATAGGTCAAATCTATAAGAGACCTATTCCTTTCCAAGTTCCTATCTACCTCATTGTCATTCATGACTAGAGGGTCTTTGATTGTTTCCCTTTTCTTTTTAGACAAAGGTCTTTGTCTCAACCCAGACACGAATACATCATCTTGAGATAGGACATTAGGAACACCATCACCAGTATCACCACCTATAATATGGTCAGTCAAATACTCTTCTGCTTGTTCCTTTGTTAGTTTTATATGTTTCCTCGTGATAGGTGAATACTGATTTACTTTACTATATCTCTGTAGTTGTTGAAAATCTTTATCACCACTGATAATCATAATCTTTTCAGTATTACCATACTTTTCACAAAGTGTTCCTATGATATCATCTGCTTCACATTTTGAAATACAGATATATTTATAAGGAAAGTTATATTTTAATTCTTCTCTGATAAGAGATATACAATCAAATATTAGATTCCAATCTTTACTATCTTGGTCTCTACCTTTCTTACGATTTGCTTTATAGTGTGGGAAGACATCTTTTCTCCATACATTGTAAGAGTCATCTGCAAGGACTAACTCTCCATATGTTTTAAAATATCTTTTACGATACATTGCAAGGGATTTAAGTGCAATGTGTCTTACTAGGTTTTCATCAATTGGTTCACTTCCACCTCTGGTCTGTGCCATTAAGGATGCAATTAGAACCTGTGTTAGGTCTACGATAATCATTCAGTTCTTAATAATATAGTGTGTTCGTTTATTCTTCCTGTAGGTTTAGATGATTTTGTGTTTATTTCATCTAATACTTTACTTAATACTATTTTACCACCTTCTTGGATTCTGTCAAGGAAATATTCTGTCTTGTTTCCTATTTTCTTCATAGAAGATAGATTATTGAATTTTTTAATTGTTGTTCCTTTCACTCCAAGACCACCTCTGTCCTCTGCAACAAACTTTGTGATTTCTTTGGTCTTGGTATTGAATGTCCATAGTTGCATTGCACCTACGATATTTTCTGGGTTAAGTGATGTAATGTGATACTCTGTATCTGTTATCTTGTAGTTTAGTTTCTTGGTTTGTTCCTGTGCAGTATAAACTTTTTTCCTTCTTGGTCGTCTTAATTTCTTTTGACCTGTTGCATACTTATCACAATCAGTTCTAATACCAACAACATAACTATGATAATCTCTTAAACCTTTTTTAGATAAGAATGAATATGCTTCTTTTAGTTGGTCACATTTACCTTCTAATGTTTCTTCTAATTCTCTTTCAAGATTAAAGAAGTTATCTCCAACCTTGACTGCAACTGGCCCAGATACTTTTTCATCTGTTAAGAATTTAAATACATCAAATTTGTTTTTAGGATTATCAAGATAACAATCTAATTGATATTCAATCTCACTTGCATATTGGTCTGCTTTGTTCTGTATCCTTTGTTGAATTGTTATCTTTGGTTTTGATTTTGTTTTGTAGTAATCTTCTTTGATTGACTTTGAAGCTTTGATATCTTGGATACATTTACTAACATGTTCTTTTATGAAATCTGTTGTTTGAGGGTCTAGAAGATTATCTTTGAATACACATGGAACTGCCCTCATTTGCATCCTTGCAAGTGCAGCTGCAGTTCTAGGAACATAGGATAACTTTTTTATCCCAGTACAATGTTCCTTTTCGTATCCTCTATCTAACATCCATTCATACAACCACTCACCACATGATTTATTATCACTCATATAATTATACCAGTTCAAACACCCATGTTTACTTCTAGTATCCTCTGCATGAGGTTCTGGGCCATAATGAATTTCATCAAGAGATTTTTGTTTTCTCTTACTCATGTTAATTACTTATAAATTTCAAGATTTTAAGTGTTGTCTTTGTCATTATATTTGACATCATTCTTATCATATATCTTACGATTTTTCTGTTCAGAAACCATTTTAGTTGATTCCCATGCAAAAAACCCAGTAATGATAGTAATTGCAACTGCAAATATCGTGTTGACTATTTCCCAATCCATTTAACATCCTTCTTTGGTATTACTTGATATGCACCTTTGTTATATGCTGGTGCAACTGTGAAATTCTTTGACTCTTCTCTTTTCCAATCGTTATCCTTTTGTGGACTATATTTTGTTCCACCTAAAGATGGATACTTCTTCCTGTGTTCCTCTGCCTCTTTCATTCTATCCAAAACATGTTGAGGTGTTTTGAGGGATGAGTATGACATAGTATGACACTTCTTCTTTGTTTTTAAACTCTTGGTCTTTCTCTTACGACCAGTCATGTCATACCTTAAACTGTTTCCTAAATTTATTGTACCCATAATTCTAGTAGATTCCTCATTAAAAATAAAAGACCAGCACCATTCAAAAGAATCAATGCCCTATCTCTCCAAATAACTGATACCCATAACCATAAAGTTATTCCAATAACTGATAATATCAAATCTGTTTCTTGGTACTCTGGAATACCTCGTAATGACATTGCAGCCAATACAAATGAAGATGCAATCCATTTAACATACCAGTCAATGGTATACTTTGGTGTTGCAGATTTAGAAATCCTTGTAGAATTTTCTAACTCCTGTTTAGAAAAACTACTAGATTGTTTCTTTGCTTTTTCTTTGAGACTCAGCAACTTGTCTTTTAAGTTCTTTTTCAAATTCATGCCATTCCTTGTTATCTTTTACTATTCTTACTCTTTGTTGTGATTGAGGTTGACTCATCTTCCTTGTCCTCTATATTTTTTGTAAGACCTCTTTTTTGATTTGTTCATGTGAGACATAGAGATTTTAACTCTACGACCTCTACCGCCTTGTCCCTGTGATGTACATTTTCTTGTACCTACATGTGATGATGTGAATGCTTTACTTCTTACTGCCATATTTCCTTATGTTATTACTCTCGTTAAATTAAGTGAAGAGACTACGATGATGGGGAAGGAGAGAGTAAACCCAATCACCAGTACCTTTAGGGAATAACCCAATTTTCAACTACTATGTGTAGTCTCTTCTAAACTGTTAGTATCCTTGAGTCATATGAGAATAAGCATCTGGACAATCATCCAAATCCTTACCACACATACAAAGATTATCATCATCTTGAGAATCAAGAGCTGCATCAACATGAGCTTTTTGATTATCATCAAGTTTACTGTAATTTTTTATCATATCTTGTAATGTCATAATTCTATTCTACTAAAAATTGTACCCATGTGTCAAACTTTTTATTTTACGATGCAATTGTTTTTCATATGCTTTTGCTTCTCGTTCATATGGATACTGTCCACTTAAAAATTGTTTTACATGTATCATTTCATGTGCAAGTGTTTGATACATATCCTCTTGGTCTCTTGTTAGTTCTATGACAATTCCATCTTCTTTATTCCCATAACAACATCCTAACCAATTATGAAAATCTTTAGGAAACTTGTTGTAAACTACAACATCAATTTCCGCTGATTTAATATCAAGTTCTTGACATGCAATATAAGTATAGATTCTTATTTGTTCTTCATCTTTGAGTTGACCCCCACGAGGGCCTTCACAATAAATGACTACCATATTAACTTACCCAGTTATATTCTGCTTTGATATCATTTTCAATGATTGCATCAATAAGTTCTACTGACTCATATGAATCACCACCTATGTGCCAACCATATTCATCATAAGGGACTGAACCTGTTTTCCAATTGTAAACTGTTGCTTTAACATATTCCCAATCTCTTTCACCATATTCATCAGTGAAATAAACCTTACCTTCAATGCACCACTCTATATTAACTTTTTCATATGGGTCTGCATCATTGTGAGTTGGTTTACCAAACAAGTCATTTAGTTTATTATAAGTTGTAAAAACTGTTCCTTTTAATGAAGTTCCATCATGGAAGTTATCAGTGACTTCATATTCTATATTGTCTTTATTAAAATCTAACATATCTACTCCTATTTACCCACATGGCCCTGGCATATCTAACCAGTCACCATACATTTGGTCTACTAAAACATCTCTTGCATAATCTATGATGTTTGCACCATTTTTGTTATTACCAACAAATTTTGATACTTTTGATAAGTTTGCATCATTAAGTGCTTTGACTACATCCATGTCGTTCATGTCTGCAACATCAGAATGGATTCTGTCTATTGCAATGTCGTTTGAAAAATGACTCATAATTTACTCCTTTTTAATTCTTTTTCTACATTAGTAGTATATCAAAAAGTGTACCCACCTGTCAAATGGTGGTGGAGCTGATAGGAATCGAACCTACGACCTACTGGATGCAAACCAGTCGCTCTCCCTACTGAGCTACAGCCCCTTATGTAATTTCATGAAGTACTCTGCATCTAGAACGACCAGAGGTTTTTGACGATTTCTTTTAATAACTACGAGTGGTTCGTAGTTTCCAGAGTTGGATTCTGCTTGGTCATAGGCAGACCAAACATTTAGTTTTTCTTGATTTTTGCATTCAATAGAATATGGAAACTTTTCTCTTGCAGCTCTTGCCATGATGACATCTTCACCACCAGCACCCATTGAAGTAGATTTGATATCTTCTGGATGGATATCTAATTCTTCAATGAGTCTCTCACGAGTCCATTTCTGTAAGTTTCTACCTTTTGCTTTTGCACTTTGTGGTTTCATAATATAAATTATTTATTAATCAAATTCTAGTTCTTCATTGATGTCAAACTCATCTTCTATTTGTAGTTCTGAACCACAAAAGGGACAATATTTAACTTCATATCCATCACCCATTTCATGTTCAATGTCACCTTCTCCACCACATTCCATGCAGTAAAAATTCTGCACATAGTCTGGGTCATGCATGACTATTCTCCTTTTATTTTTCGTTCCAATCAGTCTCGTGCCATTTATGTAATTGGTCATATCCACCAATTGATTCCCCATCAATTTTTATTTGAGGGAAAGTTCTTGCAGTTGGGAATATCTCAAAGAGTTCTTCTCTAGTGAAGTCCTCATCTAACATATAATACTTATACTCATACCCTTGTTGTTCACATAAGTTTTTTGCTTTTACACAATAAGGACATGATGGTTTACTCCAAATTTCTATCATAATTTAAATCCTGTAAATGTATCTTCTTTAATATCTTGTTTAATTCCACCTATAACATAAGACTCAATCTCTGTCTCTTGAGGTGCATTCTGTTGACCTTTTGATGTCAACCAATGTTGTGTCCAAGGCAATGGATTTGTTCTACTTGATACATCATATATAGGTTTCAAACCAATTGCACGAAGTCTTCTATTTGCAATATACTCAACATATGCACTTAATAATGGTGTTGATAATCCTAACATACTTCCATGCATGAATAAGTACTCTGCCCAATCTTTCTCTTCTGCAACTGCCTCTTCATACATCTGGTAAACATCTGGTTCACAATCTTTCATAACCTTCAACATTACTTTATCTTTCTCTTGGTTCTGATAACACTTTAGAATGTGTTGAGTAATTGCAAGATGTTGTGCCTCATCCCTTGCAATCAGACTGATAATCTTTGCAGAACCTTCCATCTTTTTCATTTCACCAAATGCAAAAGTACATGCAAATGATACAAAGAAACGAATACCTTCAAGTATGTTGATACTTATCAATGCAAGATATAATCTTTTCTTAAGTTCATATTCATCTTTCTTGTATCCTAAACTATATCTCTGTGCATAGTCAATGAACTCATCATATCTTTTTGTCACTGACTCTGCTCTTGCAATAATTTTCTCATCATCTAGAATTGTATCAAATACTTTTGTTGGGTCTGAATACAGATTCTTTATCATGTAAGTATAAGAACGACTATGGATAGTTTCCATAAAGTCCCATGCAATGATACAACCTTCTAACTCTGGAAGAGTACAGAAGGGTAGTAATGCAGTTGCAGGCCCTCTACCTTGAACTGAATCTAAAAGTGTTTGATACTTTAGATTACTAGTAAAGATATGTTTATGTGCTTTACTTAATTCATTGTAATCGTTCCTATCTTTTTGAAGAGAAACTTCTTCTGGTCTCCAGAAATACCCAAGTTGTCTTTGTGTGAGTTTATCGAAAATCGGATATTTAAAATCGTCATATCGTTGGGTATTAAGTTCCTCTCCAAAAAAGATTGGATTCTTTAAAAAATTTACTTTGTTTCTATTAAATACTTTACTCATATTTTTTATAACCTTTTGCACATGGTTTACCTGTGATTGGGTCTGTCAATGCAGAGTTTCCATATCTCCAGTAGTTCGTTTTGTTCTGTAAGAAGTTGTTTGCATCTTCCCACATTCTTCCTGTTTTACTTCCTGTCCCATGATAAATTGAAGGTCTTCCATCAAATGCAAGTTCTGGAAAATCTCTATACATTGGGCCATCTTTATGTAAGTAATGTATAAAGATTTGTCTTGCACTTTCTCCAGCAAGTCTTTCTCTCCAATGTATTACATTACTTCCTTGATAGAATAATGCATCACCTGGCTCTAATTCTACTGGAATACAATTTTCTCTTTCGTCAAAAGGATTTCCCATTGTTAAATTCCATGAGTCTTCATTTGCCATTCCACAATAGTTCATGTCATTACGAACCCATATTGTCCATGGCTTGTTATCATCAGTATTATATGAGATAGGGAAGGTTGCACTAAATTCACATGATGGTCTATCAGTGTGACTTAACAATCTTGAGTGTCTATCGTAAGTTCTACCATATGAATATGTGGGAACTAATCTAACACCAAATAATTCTTCTATCTTCTTTTGATACATTAAAAGAATTGTTTCACCATAGTTTGGAAATGGCATTCCTCTACTTACAAATGTATCTAATCCTTTACCTTTATCATCAAAATTATCACCTATAATATGTTCTTCACGATAATATTGTTTTCTTTGTTCTTGAAACTTAAACATATGATAAGTCCAATCAATATGTGTTTTTTCAAAAAAGTTTCTTGCAACAAAAAATCTATTTTTTGCAAATGAATAACCTTCTTTAGTTATTTCTGGTGCATCCTCTGGATGGTCTGTATCTGGATTAAAGATTTCTTTTCTTGCAGTTTCATTGAAGTTTACATAACTTTCTTTGATTCTTTGTTTCTCTTTTTGAAAAAATTCAGAAGTTTTAATCTTTCTTTTTTCGTTTTCTTCGTTAGTTCTTCTTGCAAATTTTATATGGCGCATGCCTCACAATCCTCATCTTCTATATCTTCCTGTATAGGAAGTGGTTCATCTTGAACCTCAATTACTTCATCTGTTTTCATATCATATGTATTTTGATAATAAGATGTCTTCCATCCATATTTATATGTTTTCAATAAGTCTGTTGCCATAAGTGATAATGGTACTTCATTGTTTTCATAGTTTTCTGGATTATAAGACCAATTACCACTAATGCCTTGGTCAAAGAACTTCTGCATTACAGATACTACTTTTATATATCCATCATTGTCTTCCATATCCCACAAAAGTGTGTAAAAGTTTTGCAACATTTGATATGATGGAACTATTTGTTTCAATGGCCCTTTCTTTGATTTCTTAATAGAAAGATAATCTCTTGGTGGTTCTATTCCATTAGTCTCGTTAGAAACGACACTAGAGGACTCTGACGGCATCTGTGCAGACAAAGTTGAATGTCTTAATCCATGAACAGATATTACTGTTCTTAACTTCTCCCAATCTTCTTTTAGTTTATGTGGAACTATTTCATCAACATCTTTTTTGTAAGTGTCAATAGGTAATATTCCTTTTGCATACTTTGTTCTGTCAAACCATTCACATGCACCTTTTTCTGATGCAAGTTGAGCAGATGCTTTCAATAAACTATGTTGAAACTTTTCTGTAAGTTCATGAACTAACTCATGTGCTTGTTTTTCATCATACTTAACTTTGTTCTTTGCAAGATAATGTGCAAGACCAATGTATCCTATACCTAAACTTCTTCTTGCTTTAGTAGATACCTCTGCAGCCTTAACTGGATATTTCTGATAATCAATTAGTTCATCTAATCCACGAACTGCAATATCACAAAGGTCATCAAGTTCGTCTAATTTAATTGAACCTACATTAATTGCAGATAAAATACAAAGTGCAATCTCTCCTTCTTCATCATCTGGATGTTGAATAGGAGTTGTAGGTAATGTAATCTCTTGACATAGATTACTCATGTTCACCTTATCCAAGAATGAACTATGACTATTACTATGGTCAATATTCTGAATATAGATTCTTCCTGTCTCTGCTCTTTCTTTGAGCATGTCCATAAACAGTGTTCTGGCATTTACTTTCTTTTTAGGGATTGAATATGCTCTCTCGTACTTTTCGTAAAGTTCATCAAACTTATCTTCTCCAAATGCATCGTAGAGGTCAGGCACATCGTGAGGAGAAAAGAGAGTGATATCTTCGTCATTGATAAATCGTTCATAAAATAATTTACTTAACTGGATTGAGTAGTCGAGTTTTCTGACTCTATTATCTTCTGTCCCTTTATTGTTTTTGAGGACAAGTATGTCTTCAATTTCTTGATGCCAGATTGGGAAGTGGACAGTAGCACTTCCACCCCTAACACCATTTTGTGTACAACATCTGACTGTGGATTCAAATTTCTTGAGGAAAGGGATAACTCCAGTGTGCTGGACTTCTCCGCCCCTAATTTTAGAATTGATTCCACGAATCCTACCAGCATTAATACCAATTCCAGCCCTCTGTGCAACATACCTACCAATAGCCATGTCACTAGAAAAAATACTTGACAAAGTGTCATCAGTGTCAACCAAAACACATGAAGCAAATTGTCGAAGAGGAGTCCTAACCCCTGCCATAACTGGGGTAGGTATATTGATTTTAAATTGACTAATCGCGTCGTAATACTTTTTAACATAATTTAACCTCGTCTCACTTGGGTAGTCCTTAAATAGGACTGCACTAATTAACATATACATAAACTGTGGAGTTTCATACAACTTACCAGTTGACCTATCTTGAACAAGATATTTGTCCACAACTTGTTGGAGACCTGCGTATGCAAACAACATGTCTCTGTTATGATTTAGATAGGAATTTAATTTGTTCCATTCATCATCATCATAATAACCTTTTAAACCTTTATCATAAACACCATGTTTTATATTTCTTTCTACAATGTCTTTTAGTGGTGGATAGATTTTACTGTCTTTCCACTTGGTGTTAAATACATCTTTTCTAACTGCAAATAACAATAATCTTGATGCAACATATTGATAGTTTGGTGCATCTAATGATATTAAATCAGATGCAGACTTTATCAATGTCTCTTGTATTTCTTGAGTTGTCATTCCATCATAGAACGACAAATTTGCACTCATTTCTACTTGTGATGCCGAAACTCCATTGATACCTTTACATGCAGCTTCAACCATTTTGTGAATCTTATCTAGGTTTAACTTTTCTTTTGACCCATCCCTCTTTATGATACTTAATCCATTACCATTCACTATACTTTACTCCAGTTATTAATTGCAAGGTTTAATGATAATCCTTGCAAAGTATTTTCTCTAATCACATCAACGATGTCTGGTATCCGATTGAGTACCATATCATTAATATCCTTTTCTGTTATTGTTTCTGGCCAGACACATACATTATATCCCTGTTCACCCATAGACCTCATCTTCTTGATGATTTCTTTATTCCTTGGCTCATTATCAAAAATAAGAGTAGAATTACTTCTACTTATTTCATTGGTCACTTTGGAAAAGTCTGAACCTGCGACTGCAATGCAGTTGTCCAAAAACAAAGAGTCAATCGGCCCTTCAACAACATAAAGAGGTTTGTTGAAATCAACTTTGTCGAGATTGAAAATAAGTGGTTTTTCTTCATCGAATCTTAATGTTAAATATCTTAGCTGTGAATCGTTTAATGCCCTACCAGTAAGACCTATGAGATTTTTTTGTCTATCATAGAAAGGTAGAACAAGTCTTGGGTCGTTTCCTAAAACTCTCTTATTATACTTATAATTTATTGAATCTAGACTTTGTGATTTCTCTACAAAATAGAAATCTTTCCACCATTTTTTTGGTATCTCTCTTTGAGTCAAATAGTCAACACATAATTGACTATCTTCTGCTTTAGGATACTTTGCAAGTGGGTTGGATTTGAACTTTGGTGGTTCAAAAGTCATGTTTTGTTGTGCAACTGGTCTGGTATCGTTCTTCTTACCGAACTTTTCCATGACCCATTGTTTGTACAACATATCATCGTGGTCTTTGAGAAAGATACCTATATTAGTAGAATGACCACAATTATGACACTTATAGACATAGGTATCTTTATATATGAAGTGATACCCTCTTGCCTTTAATTCATTCTTGGAACTATCTCCACAGTAAGTACAAGAGTGGTTGAAAAGTTTATCATCTTTCCATTTACCATTTCTCAAACGAGGAGAAACTAATTTAAGGTATTTTTTATCAATCCACAAAGACATATACTTATAATACTATAGTTTTGGGATTTGTCAAGGTTTATTCGTTCTCTCTTACGAATAATTAGACATTGGTTTTATTGTTTTTCTATGACTGCAGCTTTACCTTCTGATGTTGTTCCATCTGGGTTTTTGATGGTCACATTTCTGTAGTAAACTACCACTTCTTGTACTTCTCTGATGTATCTTCGTAGTTCTTGCATGTTATATGACATAAGTTCGTAATCACTGATTGACATTGCAACAAATACAACATCACCATTGTTCATCTTTTTCATGTCATCCATAAACCTGTCAAGATATGTGTAATCTTCTGGCCAATCTGGATTCTCTTTACCTAAATCACATACCCAAGTACCATCTTCTTGTTTGGTTCTAGGTCTTTTACCTTCTTCGTTTTTGTTGCATGGATTAGCAATTTTTGCTTCTGATACAACATAAAATCTAGGTTCTTTTAAATCAATGTTCCTAGGCATTGTAGGTTGCATTATATCTATTTCTAATGGTTTGGAAACAATCTCTACTTTCTTATTTGGTAATAAGGAACAACCACTAATTGTTAGGGTTGATATCAGTAGTAATGTCGTCCAATGAGTCCAATTCTTTACTGTCATTTTCTATACTCTCAAAAACTTGCTGTGTGGCATCATTGACTCTCTTTTCAATCATTCCTGGCTTTGCAATTGCAAGTTGGTTTAAATTATGTCTTCTAAAAATATCAAGATATGAGTTCATCTCTTGTTCTATTTGTGCATTTCTTGATGCAAGATTATTTAGAGCTTTACCTTGTCTTTCGTAAGACTCTTTCATAACTTCCATAGCTGCTTGTTGTTCTGCAACTGCACCTTCAAGTGCAAGGTTGTTTGCACTTAATACTTGATTTTGGGTATAAAGGTAGTAAGAACCTAATCCTAGTACCAATATAATTCCAATTAACATTTGTTGCATTATGAATTATCCTTAATATACTGTTTTAAATCTGCAACAGTATGTAGTGTTTCTGCATCTTCATCTGGGATTTCTATATCAAAATGTTCTTCTATTCCCATTACTAACTCAACAATGTTAAGTGAGTCTGCACCCAAATCTTCTACAAAATTTGAGTTATCTTTTATCATCTCTTGGTCACAACCAATATTTTCTGCAATTATCTTTTCTATCATTATAGTTCCTTTATTATGTAGTTTAGTCCAGCTGCACTACGATACTCAATCACCTCATTATCTTCATTTGTGAATTTGAGATGTTTCTCTTTTTGTTTGTGAAGTTTTTTAGCAATGTAGGTTCTGTCATCTGCATCACCCCATTCTTTATTAAAAGATACAGTGATTTCGTATCTAGTTCTGAATAAATCTATAAACCACCAGAATGCAGTTTTTATCCAACCCCAGAGTTTAGTTATCCACTTTTGCACTAGCTCTCCACTGATAACATGACCAATATCTTGCTTTCCATTTAGGGCCTGGGTCTGCACAATTGTGTCTTGCTCTGAATGACTTTCTTCTTTCTGCATTGTCACGATTTATACCCATTTTAGGGTCACCAAATCTAACTACTACAACCTTACCCTTCTCATTCTTCACATATACTTTAAACTTCTTGTTAGGGTTCTCTGATGTCCTTATAGGGTCGTTTAAAGTGACTTTCTTACCTTGATATTCTGCCTCTGTAAGTTGATGGTCATAGTATCCTAAACATTCTGCACAACATTCTTCTTGAGCTCTTTTGATTTGGTCATCTGTTGGAGCTCCTTTTGCACCTTTCTTTCTCATCTTCTCACCACGAGCTCTTTTCTTTCTGATGTTATCCCAGAGTCCTTCTTCTAGTTCCTCACCCATTCTTAAGAACATTCTATTTTTTGTTTGACCTTTATCAGATGCAGTCATTCCCACCATTCTTGCAAGTGAATTAATAAAACTCATACCATCTTTCTGGTTCTTCTTATATCTTTTACCCATTTCAGACTTAAGTTTCTTGGTTATGACATCTAGAACTTGGTCAACACCTGTCACTAACTTACCATCTGTCATAAGTCTTGCTTCTTGAACTGACTTAAATGAACCTTTAAGTACAACTTTTTTCTTCTCTTTTTCTTTATCTTTTACATGAGGTTCATGTTCTGGTTCATCACCTGCTAATAATGAAAGTTGATTTATCAATGCCATGAGTGTAGGTTGTGGTAATTGCAAAATCATTTCTGCACCTTTGTTTGACAACCCTTTAACTTTTGCTAATTGTTTTTTAATCTTATCTTTATTTACACTCTCTGACATTTGGCCTGGAGTATCTTCTTTGTATCTTTTTAAAAGGTCTGGTGTTCCTATTTCTCTATATGAGGAATCGTCTTTCTTTTTCTTTTTCTTACGAACAATAGGTTCATTAGTTGCAACTGCATCTCCAGTTGCATTCACTGGTGCATCTTCAAACATTTCTTTAAATCTTTTCATTTGACATCGTGTCCTGTAATTAACATTGACTCATCTTGGTCAAAGTTATATGCTCTGTAAATATCAACACCCATTACATTATCAGTTTTTCCTAAAACTTGAACTCTGTCACCTCTTTTACCTATGACATCTTCTTCATTCCAAACTGACAATCGTAGTTCGTATTCCATTCCTTTCTGTAGATTATTTAGGTTATCATGTCCTTCTAACAAGTCAAGTGTCATGTTATTTTCTTTAAGGTATTGATAGAAATGTCTTTCAAGTGCTTCACCATTGATATTGAAATGTTCCTTGAGAAGTGCTAACGATGCAGCGTAAGATGCAAGTCTTGTCCTACCAAATGGTAGTAGTTCAAGAACTCTTTTGAGGTTGAATACTAATCTATGAAGTAATGTGAATGAGTTTTTTTGTTCCGACCCTTTAGGTTTAACACCCTTGATTCTTTTACCATTTGCATCTATGAGACCAAACTTAAATGCATCCATCTCTTCCCATTTTCTGGTCATCATTTTAAGAATACGAAATACTATGACTGTATCTACTACACCCATTGCACCTTCTTTTAAATCTACTTGTTTCATAGTTCTCTTAATACCTGTGCTACTTCCATATCAACTGGGACATCTGTTTTCCAGTCTTCCTCTACATAATCCATATAAATTAAACAAGTTTTAAGTACAGGCCAGTACTCTAGGTCAATTTTGAACTCCAACATCTTAACAGAATTATCGAATCCAAATATATTGAAGATGACAATGAGATGATTTAGAATCAATCGTTCTCGTAGTTCACCATTTTTGTAGTATCTTCTTAACAGTCGTTTTAGATATCTAAACCTTCTCAAGTCTTCCAAGAACTCTTCCATAGAAGTACATTGAGGGTTATCATAACACTGCATTGCAAACATGGTGAAGTTTTCATCTGTCAACTTCTCAAATAATTTCATAATTTATATCCTAGTTTAATACTAGTATATAGGTGCAATGTTAGAAAAGTTATTTAACTTCTGCAAAAACTTTAAACATCTTGTTAGGAAGTCTTTCCCATTCAACATGTAATTTTAGATTAGGGCCTTTTGCATCAATGAAATTATCACTGACATCATTTCCCTCTAGGTCTTTACCTAATCTACCACCATATTGTGATATAGGTAAATCTTTAGAACCATTCTCGGAGAAGTCTTCTTCTGCCATTGAAGGTTCAAAAGTTATTCCAATCTGTTCAACTTTTCTGTATAGTTGTTGTATTGCAGCTTCAACTGTAATAT